GATGAGTTCGGCAAAATCGCTGACGTTCAAAAACACGTCTTGAACGTCAGCGGTGATCAGATCCTTCAGCGACATTAGGCACCGTAGGCAAAGTTGAAGATTGGTCGCACGGTCGCAACGGTGATTGATGGAACGCCGGTTCCTGATGCCTTGGCGACAGCGACATATGGCTGGACGTTCAAGCCAGCCGCAAGTGCTGACATATCGAAAGTGGTATCCTGCGCGACTCGTTCGCCTTCAATGAAAAATCGAACGTCAGAAAGACCTTTTTCGAAGTCGATTTTGAACGTCTTGTAGACGGCCGCCAATGTCTGGCCAGTCGCCTTATCGTCGTTGTCGACGGTCGCGTCGTCTGTTTCAACAACCACTGCAGTCGTTGAAACAGAGCCCTGCATTCTGAACCACGCGTTCGTGGCGATGCTGTCCAGAGTTGCGTTGTGGGCTGATGCAAGGCCGAAGACAACTGTCGAAACTGAGTCAATGCCCGCAACCAGAGCCACAAACTCGATGTACTTAAGCGTTCGCACGTCGAACGCCAGAACATCGTTGTGGTACAGGACCGCCAGCTGTGCCTCACTGGTGCTCGTCAGCGTGAGCTTTGCTGCTCCACCGTCAGCAGTGACGCAAAGAGCCGTTGGCGTGGTTCCGGTCAGAACCGCGGTCCATCCGTTTTGCCCCGGAGTCGTTGTGAATGCCTGGGCTCGCGTAAAGTGTTCGCCGCCGATGACTGGCCACTCTAGTGTTCCACGATTGATCATTTCAATTCACCTTTCGAGTCTGTTTGCCCCTCTCGGGGACTGAGCTATTCGCGGGAAACATTCCCGAACAGTAACACTGCCGCAAGCCAGCCCTCGGAAGGACTGGCTGTTGGCGAACGATAGACGTGGCTAATTACGCTCCGTCGTGCTTCTGGATGCCGCGATGATCGAGAGCCTTGGCGGCCACCGACTGCAGCACGTAGTAAGTGCTGGCGAGCGTGTGCTCGTCGCGGACTTCGCGGACCTGTGGAGTCTCCTGGCCAGCCAGGAAAGTGACTTCAACGGTTTCAACCCGTGTCGGCTCAGCGAACAAGTACCACGCTGTGGATGATGCAGCGTCGAGCAACGGCTCAACAACCAACTTCAGTGACCGAGTTGGATTGAACGTGCCAGCTCCGGTCGATGAAGGGTCGAACGCTGAGTTGATCAGAATTTCCGCAGTGGTTTCCAACGCTGCTGGAACAACCAGGTAAGACGGAGTCAGATTAAGAATGTCAGCTGACTCTGTGCCTTCTGGAGTGTTCTCTCCGCGCATCAGTCTCATCAGAGCCTTGAGCGCCCCGAGTGTCGTTGAGCTTGGCGCACCGGCTCCGGTTGTTAGATTCTTTCGGAATCGCAGACCGGCCGCAGTTGCAAGGAACAACGCCTGTGCGTCTCGCATTGTCGGGTTGCTTGTGACCTGTGCCCATGCGACGGTGTTGACCGTTCGGGCTGCAGCATCACCCAACTTCATCGGCGTTGATGTCAGGGCTGACATATCGTCGTTGACAATCAGCTTGTAGCCGAAGTCAATTCCGATCGAACGGCACTCAACTGCGTATGTTGCTTTGCCGTCTGCCATGCTCGCCATATCTGGACGAACCGAATCATTCCAGACTGGCAGATTTGGAATTGCTCCCAACTGCATCCGGTGGATGTTCTTGAAGTCTGTCGCTGACTGACCCTGCTTCATTGGTCCGCGCCATGAAGCTGGAACTTCCTGATAACCAATCATCATGGACTTGTTGACGGCGTCCAGAGTCAGGTTGCTGAATGAACCCGTCCCATGATAAGCCGCACCACCTGGAGTCGCACGGATGCCAGCCTTCTCAGGTCCGAACATCGCACAGATTGCGATCTGGTCGCGGGTCAGACCGAGCGTTTGAACGCCGCGAGAGCGAACGTATTCTGTGGCCATGTCGAACAGCGTTGCGTGGCGGAACGTGTCGGCCGCTTTGCTTCGCTGAGCTGATGGGTAATACTTTTCAAGCTTTGCTTCGTCGCCGTTGAGTGCAGATCGGCAGGCCGTGAGCGTCAATGCCGAACGTAGATCAACTTCGAGTCGTTCCGTTCCGCTCGACACATGTCGGACAGTCACGCCGTAGCCGACATTTTCCGTCTGCTTGGCCTTTGCGTCCTTGATGTGCTTGCGAACGGCCGCAATGTCTTCCAGTCCTCGGCAGGCTTCCACTTCGCCAGGCATGTCGGACAATTCGCAAAGTTCACGAACATCAACTTCAAAAGCCTTGCGAGTTGCGTTCTGATCAGCGATTGCCTGACGTGTTGCGTCGGCAACAAGCTTGGCAAGCTCAGCAGCCGATGGCAGCGTGTTCTGCTGGCTGCGTTCTTCTTCCTTCTTGACTTCGCTGAGCTTTGCAGCGTTGTCAATCAACCATCGCTGAGCCTGATCGTCGGTGAGTTCTGCTGACATGCCTTTTGACACCAGCAAAGCGCGGAGTTCTGCATTCATCGTAAATTCTTCCTGTTCTTCTGAGGACTTGAAACGAGTTGCCGCTGGATCAAGTCCCCGCAGCTTTGCCTGATCATCGGCACCGATTGGGGTCAACGAGACCTCACGGAGCCGCCACTTCGTCACAACATTTAACGGGCCTTCATAGGTCCGGTTTCCGATTGTTTTCTTCGCACCCGCTTCGATGTACTGGCGTTTCAAAACGTCGTATCCAACCGAGACATCGGTGATATGACCGTCGCGAACACCGCCGAGGGCGTCGTCTGATTCTTTGCTTTTGCGGAACACTAGCTTCGCTGTGATCTCGCTGCCGTTAACCTTAATTTCGCGGGCCGAACCGAGCTGATCTTTGACCGATCGGCGTTGGTGTGAGTCGAGGAACGGAACCTGTCGATTGCTTGGGTATTCAGCACCAGATGGCACGAGAACTTCCGGAACCATTGATTGACGGCCCCAATCGGGCATGTCTACCGGCTGTTCCGTGCTTATGACTGCTTCAACGCTGCGGGTTTCTTCGTCGAATGTCGCCGCTCGCACGGTCAATGAGCGATAGTTTGTGTCGGCTGTTGCCTGATCTCTCTGGTCGCGTTTACGCATCGAGAACCTCCTCCAGTAAATCGTCTTCAACGGCATCTTCTGGCGATTGCTCTTCGCTTGAAGCTGCCATCTGATGAACGGCCATCTGGTCTTGAGCGTCGATGCCCATGATGTTGTTAATCACTTCTGTCGGAATGCCTTTTGCCTCGGCCACCTCGTAAAGCTCCGCGACATCGTTCAGAACATCTCGCCAGTTGACGTTGATCTTGGCGCATTCCATTTGAAGTGATGAAAGCCCTGCGTGAATTCGTTCGCTGGCTGCTCTAACGTCATCCTTCGGATTGATGGAAAGCGCAACCGGGCCTTGCCAGTTGGCTGCTGAGAACATTTCTGGATTTGACTGGAACTCTTCAGCTGACACGATGCCATCGAAGTAGCCTTCAAAGACTGCGGTGCGAAGAATCGTTTCCCAAATTGGCTGGCAATAATGGGACGCAAACCATTCTTGAACGATCTGAATTTCAGGCCAACAATCATTGTCTGCGGATCGCTCCGAGCTGAAGGAGCTGTTGCGATAATCGCCGGTCACTGTGCTGGCTTTTGTGCCAGGCATGGCCGACGCGGTGCCTCGCTGAAGGTGTTGCACGAACGCTTCGGGGTTCATGTTCGGTTGGTTTGGGCTGAGAAGCTCGAATGATCCGTCCTTGCCTTTATTGACCACCATACCCGGCTGAATTTTGTTGATCGTGTTGCCGTCACTGTCTGTCAGGTCCGTGCCGTCTGCAGATCCGGAGTTGTATTCAGATCCAGCATTCAACCCGAGCTTATTAGCCCCGGTTGGCTTGCTGTAGGTCGCAACCATGCACGATGCCATCGCAGATGCGGTCAACACGTTGTATTCGAGGTCATCAGTCCGGCGAGCGCGAAGGATTGCAGACGAAAACCACGGCACGCCGCGAAGCTCGTCAATGTCTTCTTCAATGTAAAGGTGGCCCATCTTGTCGATAGGGATCCGCGTTGCCGTCGCTGGTGCTGATGCTGCGTCTGAAATCAGAGTGTTCTTCACCCAGTAGGCAGTTCGCTCATCATTTTCGTTCAATTCGATGCCACGAAAGACGCGACGGCCATCCGGCAAAGAGTTTTGCAGTATCTCTGATTCACTCGCCAGCCGGCAGGTATCAACCAACTGCAGAACGACAGCGATCGGCAGATTTCGGCGTGATTGCTCGGCGGAACTGATCGGCTTGATGCGATAGAGCGTGTCACCGGACAAAACAACCGACCGGAACGCCAGTCGCTGCTGACACCCCATCGTTAAACCACCTTTTCCAGGCAGTCCACGGGCATCAAATCCGCTCTGTAATTGCTCCCAAAGCTGCATTGCACGCTCGCGAAATGGCACGTTTGGGGTGCCATCAGCGAACAATGCGATCGATTCCGGGTGCATTCCCTTACCAATCACCTTTGCTTCGAGTGATCGAACGATTTTCCGGCAACTTGGATTGTCGCGGTACAGATCCCACGACTGAGCGCGAAGGAATTCAATGCGGCTCCCGCTGACCTCGTTTTCTTTCTGGACGATGCCACGAAGTGCGTTCAGCCGATTGAAATTGGCCGCGGCA